CCTAAGACTCTTCACGTTGCAACTCCTCGTAGGTTTCCTCACTACACTCTTTTAGTGAAAGCATCCAATTCATCATGGATACTTCACCCTGCTTAATGCCCAATTTACGAAGATCATCAATACCTTCAAGATTGTTCGTCGTCTCAAGCATGACTTGAATATCATCCATCAGGTCTTTCCATCCCTGAGTCTGCATCATTCTGAAGCGATCTTCGTAGTACTTCTGGAGTTCTGGAGTCATTAGATAACCTTCTCGTGCCAGTTGAAAGACCCGGCCATATTTGCGGTTCCGCTCATGCTCGTCACAACAAGAGAGACAGTCGTTTGCGTGGTGGCGAGAGCGTCTATCTGCTCGATCACAATCGGATAACGCAACTCAGCAACCCCTGCCGCGTTTGCGGTGGATTTGAATCCGGCAGACACATACCCGGCTTGGATTACAGTGCCGCCCGATATTGCCGTAGCCGAACTGTCGAACTCAACGATACCGCCTGTGCTAACCGAAGCGAAAGAGGCTCCGGTCAATGTTCCACCGATAACCAACTCGACATACGCCGCTGCGTCTGTGTAAATCTCGTACCCCAAGTTGTTTATATGCCCTCGATTCGTGCGGCTGTTGAACGTGGCTTTCGGGCGCATTGCCGCTATTGGGCGTCGGGTCGTCACTGCGACAGTAGAAGTACCTCTGCCTGTTGCCCTGGGGAATGCTGAGAGATCGTCATCACCTTCAGACTGAACAGAGCAACAGACGAGGTATGCAGTGCCACCAGCTGTCGATCTGGATGTCTCAAGAAAGATTCCATTGGCCGAGTCAAAGTACCCAACCCTCGTTACGCAAGTGGGAGCACCTGTGTTCCGAACTTCAAACCTAACAGGGAGGTTGAACGTCTGCGTATAAGCTACCGTTAAAGTATTTGCATTCAAGAATTGATGCGCTGGATAGATTACACCATCAATATCAAACCCGACACGAACTCTACCAACACCTAACCATTGGGCATCAATCACAAGAATCTGAGCTTTGGTAAAGTCGATTGTAATGCCTGAGGGGCCAGTACCATCAAGTTTGTCGATGTTCCAACTAGACTGGGCCACAGAGTTATCCACAGCACTACCGGATGTTGAAGTGCGGCGAACGATGGAGGCAGTGGAGCCGCTACCCGTGGAGAAAATACCTGTTACGAATACGAGATGGCTCTTGCCGGGACGATACCGAAGGTAAGGTCGTGATTGAACGATGCTGTAGTGGCCGTTTGTCGTGCTGACTGTGATCGGACACATCCGTGTGTTTGAATCAACCGGCCCGACAGCATTGCTTCCGCTTGTCACTGAACCGTTCGATGAGACAGCCGCCATAGTCCCGTTTGCGGTGGCGGCAAATGACCTGACCGTATCCAGCCCGTACTCAAGTTGAGAGTCAAACTGGCTGACAGATGTTGAAACACGTAATCTACCGAAAGAATCAAGTTGCACACCATCAGCTAACTGCATTTGCGAAGGATTGCTTTCAGACCCAATAGGAGGATACTGAGTAATCATGCGTTACTCCTGTATTCGTTCCCGCTAATGTTCAGCGTAAGCCCTGAAGCCCCACCAATTCCTTGGATGAAGTCACCTGAGTTAAGAAGCTCTACGCCAGTCCATTGAATAGTTGTATTCCCTGGGATTGCAGCGTCATAGAATAAAGCATTCGTAGTATCAGCCGATCCACCTGTAGGAACAAGATGAAGTCTTAGGTTGATTGAACTCGCCGCAGTATTGACCACATTGATGTCCAACACTTCACACCGTTGTCCAGTAGGGACGGTATAAAGTAGCGTGCCGCCACCGGTAGTGATTGCCCCTCGGCCTAGCTTCTTCATTGGACGCTCTGCTGCTTGGACGCCAAGTTAGCCATCGTCTGCATCTTGGCGATGTTCTCGTTTGAATCTATATCCTTCTCACGCAGGGCCAAGTTAGCTATCTCTACCCGCTGACGGAATGACTTGTCCTCATCGTTCTCATCTAGGTTATTGGTCAAGGCAGCGATTACCTTCGCCTCGACAACCTTCGGCTCAAGTTGTGCTTGGACTTGGGCTTTCTGAGCTTCAGCATTCAACTTGTTAGTCTCTGCCTGCTTCTTCTGCATCTCAAGCATGGCGGCTTGTTGGGCCATCTGCTGCTGTTGCGGATTCGGCTGTGACATCTGCTTCATCGCCTGGAGCATTTCTTCCCGGTTATGAAGTGAGGAGTTCTCCACAACACCCTGCATCAGAATTGGAGTCAAGGGAGACTGAGCGCCAAGTGTCTGGATGAGGAACGCCAACTGCTTCTGCTCGTACTCTCGTGCAATGATCCCCAAAGTGGCTGTCGGGATGAACTTCACATCAACCGAAGGATACCGCTCGGGATCGAACTGCATGTACCTCCAAGCAGCCTTGTAGATGAACGGGATCAAGAAGTCCTCTTGGAAATTCACCAAGACTCGCTTGTACTTCTTAATCATCGTAGCGGTAGCCATGTCGAATCCGACATCACGCGAAACTTGAGTCGGAGTTCCATTTGAATCAACAGTACCAGTAGCCATCAGAAGCATACGCTCAAACTCTTTTGAGGTCTGCATGGCTTGCCCGTCATTCGTGCCAAACTTGAACGGGAAAATAATCTCATTCGGAGCGCCATTGGTCAGGAAGGCTTTACCAGCTTTAACCTCAAACTTGGCCCCACGCGGCAGTCGAGTAGCGTCAAGAGCAACCATCGGAGCCACGGTCAAAGCCAGAGCATCCATGTGCGCCCGAGCCGAGCCGTCGATGCTCATCTGCATGTTGAACGCTTTTTCTGCTGTACCCCTTCCTAACAGACGATTCGGAACCGTATCAGCCTGATAGCTGAGAATCGGTCGATCCTGCATCATGTACGGAGATTCTTCCGCTTTCAGCAGGAGTTCTCCATTGGCGATAACAATGATCGCCTCCACCATATCGGAGTAATCTTCTATGGCCGAATCAGGGAAGAGCTTTTCTACCTGCTCTTCCATCAGATATTCACGCGGGACAAGTCCGTAGTAAGTCAGAAGAAGTACCTTGTCGTCCTCGTAGTTCCGAGCCTCCTGAGTAGATTCCAGCGAATCATCTTCGTACATAACGCCAATATCCACGTTCATGTACTTCCCAGAGGTGATTCCTTGGGCGATCTTGTGAATACTCACATACTTCTCAATCGCAACCCCCATACAGTCGTCAATGGAGGTTCCATTCGGGTCAAAAAGGAAGTTCTTTGGATTAACTGGAACAAGTTTGACCGAAATACGCTCTTTTTCGCCAGTTCCGTAAGCAGTTTGGTTCTGGTCAATGGGTACTTGCATGGGAACGTACTGTTTTACGCTCTCTACGATGATTTCACCGATTCCGGTACCGTAAATCTCACCCAAAAGCGCAATCTGGTCGATGGATTTCCGCAATTTGTCCTGCCGGAAGTCCTCGTAAAGCTGTCTTTTCAGCCTTTCTACGTCCAAACCACCGTTTTTGTCGTTCAGATCATCTTCAATGTCGAAAAACTCACCCTGACCGAAGATCGCTTCCATGATTTCGGCGTGGCGAGTCTCAATCGCTTGTTGAGTAGCGGGAGAAATAACTCGGGAACGCTCGGAACCACGAGTTTTATCATTTTCAGTCCATTGCCCACGGAAGATTCGCTCGTATTTCAACCAATCATCTTGGAAGTTCTGATCCCGATAGTCTCTCCATCGGTCAGTATGATCTACGATGAACCTGACAAGCTCTTTCTCGCTCTCTGAAGGCTCATGGAACTCAGGTACGTCCATTTCGGGCATGACATCAACCAACTGCCCCGTGTTTGAATACCCAATATCTTCTTCCATACTATTCACCTATGCTATAATTCGCAGAGGACAAGGGTAGCAGCCCTTGCCTCCACTTGCCGAAATCTGAAAGGACAGATTATGAGCCATAAAAAGTATACCTTAAGTCACGACTTTTTACTATCATCGCTTATCTACGATGCTGAAACAGGGCTTTTTACAAGAAAGAAATCCAGCAGAGGCGCAAAAATTGGTGACATTGCTGGATGGAAAGAGCCTGACGGGTATGTTCGCATAACTTTTAATGGGTTCAGATATTGCGCACATAAACTAGCATGGTTCTATGTGACCGGGGCGTGGCCTGACGAAGAAATTGACCACATTGACGGCGTTAAATCCAACAACATATACAAAAATCTTAGAAAAGCAAATAGGTCTGAAAATAGGCAAAACATGCGGACAGCAAGCTCCAGAAACAAGTCCGGCCTTCTTGGTGTTAGCACCCAAAAGAATGGGTACATAAGCACAATATGCATAAATGGCACTAGCAAATACCTTGGATTTTACAAAACCAAGGAGGATGCTCATGCTGCATACCTAAAAGCAAAAAGCGACATACATCCATTTTCTACAATATAGAAAAAGTTGATGTTTTCTTCCATGACCTATTCCTTATTTACGGGGAGGCTTCTTGCCACGTTTCTTACCACAAGCCATGATGGACTCCCTAGAAGTGCGGTATTCCGCAAGTGAGTGGCTACTTATACTAGAACCCAACCGTAACGTCAAGAACCTCCATCTCCTCATACTCGTTGTCAATAGAATAGTTTGATACGGCCATTTGATTTATATATGCGAGGGCGTCGACGAGGTCATCATGAACGTCTTTAGTTGGGAACATCAGGAGTTCGTCAATGAAGTTAGCCTGCCAACTTCCTCTATCGTTCTTACCTTCACCGTTCAAAATCACCCTTCCGTGTTCAAACATACCCTGTAACGCCCAGATAATCCTATCGTTTTTCTTCTGATTACCATGAGTCAAAGGGTGAATGTGGAAATAAACCCCATTCTTCCTCATCAAGTCTGTCAAGTAAGGCATTACAGCATTCATAGCCATGCCTCGCTCAATCCCAACCATCAAGGGTCTGAACTCCCGTACATTCTTCAGTATTCTTACCGCTGTCTCTCTTACATCCCACCTACCATGCTCGATCTTCCTGACAAACCACTTACCATCATCCGTAGCCTTTACGATAGCAAAAGCACTCTGGTCTAGCTTTCGTTTTCGAGAATTATTAGCCACACCGACATCTTCAAATCCCGCCAAATCACAAGCAATGTAATAAGACCCATCTCTAGGCTCATTGCCAAACTTGATCCATTCTTCCTTGAAAGTATCAGTTCCGGCATTTGAAAAAGATGCCAAATACTCTTGCTTGAAGGCGAAACTTGATAGTGTTCTACGGGCAGTCTCAATCTCTTTCGGGTCAATCAGTTCGTTATCTTCAGTCGTGAAAGACCAACTTTTATAGTCTTCGTCGTACTGCTCAGTATCTTCTATCCCTATTTGATACAGATCAAAGAAGTGGTTTCTCCCCTTCGGAGTTCCGATGAATAGACCATCACCTTTCTTGTCTGACAAAGC